ACAGAAGTAACAGACCAGGTAAAATACTTGGTTGAAGAAACCAAGGGTAAGCAAAAGGAACATTTCATTGAAGGTATCTTTCTTCAATCAGAACTGAAGAATCGCAATGGGCGTGTTTATCCAGAGAAGGTTATGGATAATGAAGTTGCCCGTTATGTAAAAGAGTACGTGAATAAAAATCGTGCATACGGAGAATTGGGTCATCCTGATTCCCCGACAATCAACCTTGATCGTGTATCACACATGATCCAGTCATTGAAGAAAGAAGGTACGAATTATATTGGTAAGGCAAAGATTTTGAATACACCAATGGGAAACATTGCCAAGGGTCTGCTTGATGGTGGAGCAAATCTAGGTGTATCAAGTCGAGCAATCGGTTCATTGAAGGCAAACCACAGTGGCGTGCAGGTTGTACAGGATGACTTTATGTTATCCACTGCTGCTGATCTTGTGGCAGATCCTTCGGCACCCGAAGCATTTGTAAGAGGTATCATGGAAGGCATGGAGTGGATTTTTGTTGATGGGAAATTCGTGGAAAGGAATATAGATGATGCGAAGCGTAGTATTAGAAACGCTCCATCAAGTAGATTGGAAGAGACAAAAATTCTTGCCTTTCAAACATTTTTAAACAGTATCAAGTAACACACTAAATAATATATAGTATAGGAGATATAATATGTCTATTGAACAAAAGATCGCAAGTCTAATTGAAGAATCAAAAGTTCTTCAAGACGAGACAGCAGAACAAGTAGAAGAAGTAACCGAAGAAGAAACCACCGAAGAAGTAGTTGCAGAAGAAGTAGTTGCTGCGACAGAAGAAATGCGTATCGATGTTTCTGAAGATATCGCTGCTCTAGTAAACGGTGAAGATCTTTCCGAAGAATTCAAAACTAAGGCAACAACAATTTTTGAAGCAGCAGTTGTAACTCGAGTAAAGCAAGAAGTTGCTAAACTTGAGGAAGAGTTTGACGTTCGCTTGGATGAACAAGTTGAACAGATCAAAGAGGGTTTAATTGAAAAAGTTGATGGATACCTCAACTACATAGTTGAGCAGTGGATGGAACAGAATGAGCTTGCCCTTGAGTCTGGTATAAAGTCTGAGATCGTAGAGAACTTTATCGGAAAACTAAAAGATGTATTTGTTGAATCATACATCGATGTACCTGAAGACAAATACGATGTAATCGGTGCAATGGAAGAAGCAATCCAAGCACTTGAAGTGAAATTAGACGAAACAGTTGAGTACTCAGTTGGTCTATCAACAGAACTAGGACTAATGAAGCGTGCAACTATCGTTGAAGAATCAGCAAAGGGTCTTGCCGACACAGACGTTGAGAAGTTCAAAAGTCTTGCCGAAGAATTATCCTTTGAAGATGCAGAAACATTTTCCGTAAAGTTACAAACGATTCGTGAAAATTATTTTGGTAAGAAAACCACTTCTGGAGTCCATCCAGTAGTAACAGATAGCATCGTCGAAATTACTGAAGAGAAGGTTTATAGTTCAACTATGAATGCATATCTAAAGCAATTGGACCATGCTAAGTAAATCATAAATTAATTAGGAGTTATAATATGTTATCCCGTCAAGAACTACAAAAGAAATGGGCACCGGTACTCGATCATGAGTCTATGCCTTCAATCAAAGACAGCTATCGTCGCGAAGTTACTGCTGTTCTACTAGAAAACCAAGAACGTGAAATGGCGAAGTCTGCCGAAGCATTGTTCGAAACAGCACCTGCAAACGTCGGTGGTCCAGGACTATCACAGGGTGGTCTAGGTGCAATGACAGGTTCAGTTGCTGGTTATGATCCAGTACTGATCTCTCTAGTTCGCCGTGCTGCTCCACAACTTATCGCTTATGATATTTGCGGTGTTCAGCCAATGACCCAACCAACAGGTTTGATCTTTGCAATGAAGGCACGTTACTCAGCACCAAACGGTGACGAAGCACTATTCAACGAAGCAAACACAGAGTTCTCTGGTGACCTCAATGCATTGTTTGATGGTGATGCTGGTGCAACTACAGATCCACAATCTTCACTCTCAAACCCAACAACAGGTCAAAACACTGGCGTTGGAATGAGCACAACAACTGCAGAAGGTGGCGTTGTTGGTGGTACATTCAACGAAATGGCATTCAGCATTGAGCGTACAAGCGTTGTTGCTAAGACACGTGCGTTGAAGGCAGAATACTCAGTCGAACTAGCACAAGACTTGAAGGCAGTACACGGTCTAGATGCAGAAAACGAACTAAGCACAATTCTTTCAACAGAAATTCTTGCTGAAATTAACCGTGAAGTTGTTCGTACAATCTACATCGCTGCTAAGGTCGGTGCTCAGGTTGGTACAGCAACACCAGGTACATTCGACTTGGATGTTGATTCAAACGGTCGTTGGTCAGTTGAAAAATTCAAGGGTCTCTTGTTCCAAATCGAACGCGATGCCAATGCGATTGCTCAGCAAACACGTCGTGGCAAGGGTAACTTCATCATCTGTTCTTCAGATGTAGCAAGTGCTCTAGCAATGGCAGGTGTTCTTGATTACGCTCCTGCGTTGTCAACCAACCTAAATGTTGATGAAGCATCTACAACATTCGCCGGTGTTCTAAATGGTCGTTACAAGGTCTATGTTGATCCGTACGCTTCTAACCAATCTGCTAACCAGTTCTTCGTAGTTGGTTACAAGGGTCAGTCAGCATTCGATGCTGGTATGTTCTACTGCCCATATGTTCCACTACAATTGGTTCGTGCTGTTGATCCTAACACATTCCAACCAAAGATCGGTTTCAAAACCAGGTATGGTATGGTTGCTAACCCGTTCACAACACTAGATGCTACTAATGGGTTGTTTACAAACAGTAATTATTACTACAGAAAAATCAGGGTTATTAACTTGATGTAGTAACCTATTGATTATACAGGAGTTTTTTGCTGTATTATTGATATAGAGAAAGGGACTCGATTTTGAGTCCCTTTTCTTTTGCCGAAGTTTTATTTCTTATAAATAGAGTATATGTTATCTAAACATATGTCCTTCGCGAGATACCAGTCTCCAAGGACACTAACCTTTTCTAGGAGCATTAAGCATGGTCAGCACAGATATTTATACAGTATTACAAAGTAAACCACACAACCCACATTATCTTAATCGGTACTGGAAATTTATCCAGTACTGCCAGTCCCAACCATCCGACACCAGTTACCACGAATCGCATCACATATGCCCCAAGGCAAGTGATCTATTCCCAGAATACACTTCTCCCAAACTATATCCCTGGAACATAGTATCACTGACTGCTAGACAACATATAATGGCACATATTATGCTATGGAAAGCATATGGTGGATCTCAATCAATGGCATTAGAGTGTATGCTCAGCAATTTCAATTCTGATACGAATGAACTTTTATCAAATAGAAAAATTCCAACCAAACATAAAATATTATGGTTATCTAAATGTAGGGAATCTGCAAGTATTCGTAGAGGTATAGTTCATAAAGGTAAATCCACCTATAAAGATTCCGATGGCAACAAATATCATCTACACAAAGACGACCCTGCAATCATAGAACAAGGTTTAGTGGGTAACAATACTGGTATTAGTATGTCGAATGAGTCCAGAGAAAATATGTCTAAGTCAAAGGATGCCAATAGAAAGATAACATTGTATCTACTGGATCAAGTTGTATCTGTGAAGATACACTCCGATGAATATCCAGAATATCTAGCAGATGGTTGGCATACTCCTAGAACACCCGAAGATTACCAATACATCAAACTTGCTTCCAATAAGAAAACATCGGATAAATTGAAAGGCAAGTTTACCTTTTACTATCCTGATGAAGTCACTAGATACGGTCACATATCAGTGGATGATCCTATCATAAAAGAATTAGGTCTTGTTGTGCCATACACTGCGAACAAGCACCAAGCATCTCTCAATAGGTCTAAACTGGCAATCATTGCTAATACTGGCAGCATTATCTATAACAATGGCACTGAAGAACGCAAATTCAAACAGGATCCGGGTGGTGAATGGGTTGCAGGTAGACTTCAACGCACACAGGAACATGCGGATAAACTATTACTGGGTGTTATGAAAGCAAACTTTGGAACATACTACTGGAACAATGGCGTAGTTTGTAAGAAGTTACCCAAGGATCAACTACCGGAGACTGGTTGGGTTAGAGGTATGCTTCCTAGATGACTCGATTTTGAGTCCCTTTTCTTTTGTCTGAAGTTTTATTTCACCTGTAGTACAAAGTAGTTGTGACCAGCATCCCACATGCGCCGATACTTAGATCCCCACATATTTTCTGCCTCTGTTTTAGTGATATCAAATTTAGTGCCCAGTAACTTCGGCAACTTTTTCTTTTGGCACAGATATCTGTTCAGCATCACTGCAGTATCGGTCCACGAATAACCTGGATCAACCTTTCTGATATGTGTGAATCCTGCCTTGAGATACACTCCACCAGAACCAAATCTATTATCAGAGTAGGTTCCAATTGACACTGGATCCATTTCCTTGATGAATGCTTTTAGTAGTTTACTGAACCCACCCCGCACAGTGTGTCCTAGTTTCGTGCAGAATCGAATTACTTCCCAGTCCACCTTATGATCAAATCTAGACTTGGCAAATGATACCATTGCAATTGGTTCATTACCTTTACATAGTGCATATATTTTTGATGCTCTGGCATATCCTGAAATATGGTTGTTCATCACGAACTCTTTATACTGAGCATTGGTTAGTTTTTCAATAGTCAATTTCCGCGCATCCAGTTTGATAGAATGACCAAGTTTATTTGCAATCATCGATTTCACTATGTCTGTATTGTTTCTCCAGTCCAAATCTGTTATCTGCAATAAGGATATCCCAACATCCTGACACATAGAATACTTCAACAAATGCTTATTGCGTTCCAGTGTTGTTTCCATCATTGAGTATGAGTGCCAATAGGATCCATTTGCCTCCACTGCAAAATTATGTGATGCAATATACAGATCTAATTCTTTGGGTGCTATCATACCACGATTAGACTGTTCAACGATTACACCAAGCGATTCAATATAAGTCTTTATCTCCGTCTCCAAGACAGATGTGCTTCTAATATAGGATATTTCAATCCCATGTAACTTTAGATATTCAATCACAGTACCATAATAACAACCTAGATCATCACCAATACTTTTTGCCGTGCGTTTGAATGTAACATATTGCTCAATCAGATATGCCTTGTCCATAAGTTTGGTATGAATGAAGGGTGCGACCTTTGGTGCTGTCCAGATATGTTTTAGTTCTGGTCTCTGAGAATTGTATTCCACTCCATACTTGTCCATCATAGTTTTCTTGCGGGTAAGATTGGATGCAGGTATATCTCTCTTTGAGGCACCAATCAACTTTGGACCAGAATCAGACTGGGCGCATTTTGCGGAGCAATAATTTGAGTATTGCTTGCCCTTTGTATAGTTGATAGTGATACAGGGATTACCGCAACATTTACACCCCTTTACCTGGGTGATATTATTCCTATAGAAAAACACACGATCTGAGTATGAATATGCTTGAAATTGTTTGGTTTCTCGATCAAAATGATCCCAAAGATGGACGATATTGTGCTTGGTAAAGTAATTGTACTTTAGTGATCTGGGGGAAATGCGGCCATCACTTCTGGTGATCTGAGAAAGGAATGCTTCTTTCAAAGTAGGCATAATATGATGAATATAAGTAGTCATGCTGGTACTCCTCTTTAGTATTAGAGTCCTTAGATGCTTGATACATCGTGAAGGACATTTTTGTTGCTCAT